TGAGTGCGACATTTTTTCCGGGGTGTTGCATGACAATACCGATATCGAGTTCGTGGGATACATTATTATTCGCGATGCCTATGATACGGTCACTGATCACGAGGTTATTAGACTCGACGGTGTATGTGTTACCATCGACCAAAATGTTACCTTGAACTTCGAGGTCTGATGATATGACAATAGAACCATTTGCGCGACTGATTACGGAATCTTCAAGATAATTATTCGTTCCGACGATTGGTATCCGATCGATGGTAAGTCCCGCGATCGAAATGTTGGAACCTACGTCGACGTTAGCCGTCGTCACGAGACCTGTCGTCGTATTATTAAACTCCATGACATTTGAGACTGTATTTCCAGCCGCCGAAACCTGTTCGAATGTTTGAAGTTGGGTCAGAAGGTTCGACGGTTCAATCTTTTTGAGATCATTGTTTACATTGTTGACATACACATAGTTGATGGCCGACTCGTCGAGGACGACGGCGGCGTTAGGAATATCGTTGGCGCGACCAATACCGGTCACGAAAACACCACCATTACTCGCATGTATCTTTGTAACCACACCGACGTTTTGAATCAGATCGTTGTTATACGGCTTCACATTCGAGATACCACCGGGTACAGTGTTACTCACGTAGACCGTTTCACCCGCGAGGAATGTACCTGTTACAACACTGAGTGCTTTACCGTAGGCGACCGCTGTACCCGTTTGGCCAGGGGTCAGGGTCTGATTTGAGAGACCGATACAGGGCATCGTGGATGGACTATTCGATTGTGCGAGACCGACGTTGAGAATGTTTGCGTTATGTGTTCCTCTCACGTATACCGCATCACCGGTATTGATGTTTGTACTCGGAAGATCATTTCGAATTTTTATGTACGTGTGTATAGGATATTCATTCACCCAATCTGTCCCATCATACACGAGTAATTGGTCGGCAACTGGCGCGTTTAAGTTTACACTATTTAATTGATCCAATTTGACACCCACGGCGGACGTGAGGTCGGTCGTCAAGGCGGTCGTCGCGTTGTTTAGACGTAACGTTCCGTCTATGTCAACTGTGGAAGAAACGTACGCATTTCCTTCCACGTGAAGATTGGCACTGGGGGTCAGTGTCTCGATTCCTACCGAGTGTTTTACCGCATCCACATGGAGTGTATTCGTGTCCACGGTTAAGTTTGAAGAGACGTACGTGTTTCCTACCACATGTAAATTGGCATCGGGTACCTTGGTCCCAAGTCCTATATACTTGTTCCCCGCATCAACATGTAACGTATCTGTATCCACCGTCAAATTGGAGCTTACATATGCGTTACCTACCACATGTAGTTTAGCGTCGGGGTTTTTAGTTTCGATTCCGACACTATGCGTCGTGGCGTCTACGTGAAGTGTATCAGCGTCCACAGTTAAGTTTGAAGAAACGTACACATTTCCAACGACGTGTAAATTCGCATTCGGGAATTTGGTTTCAATTCCAACCCCGTGCACCGTCGCATCGACGTGGAATGTATCTGTATCTACAGTCACGTTGGAACTCACATAGGCGTTACCTTCTACATGAAGATTGGCGTATGGAAATTTGGTCTCGATTCCCACGGAATTCGTCATGGAGTCCACATGTAAAGTATCATTACTGACTGTTAAGTTGGCACTCACATACGTATTTCCTACGACATGTAAGTTGGCATCGGGTGATGCGTTATTAACACCAATACCCTTTGTTTCAGATTGAACGACAAGAGTATTTGTATCGACAATAAGATTTGAGGATACATAGGCATTACCCTCAACATGAAGTTCCGCGTTAGGGAGTACAGTATTTATACCAATTTGATTGGCTTCTGCGTCAACATGAAGTGTATTTGTATCAACGGTGAGATTAGACGACACGTATACATTACCCACAACATGGAGATTTGCATTTGGGGTTTTTGTTTCGATACCAACAGAGTTTGTTGTAGAGTCCACGTGGAAAGTATCTGTATCGATGGTTAAATCTTCGGAAATGTAGGCATTACCCATTACATGGAGGGTAGCATCCGGGTGATTTGTTTCTATACCTACGAAGTGTTTGTTTGTATCTACATGTAGAGTATTTAAATCAACAGTTAGATTTGAAGAAATATATGTATTACCTACGACATGAAGATTTGCGTCGGGGACACTGTTATTAATACCCACACTTTCTGTAAAAGAGTCTACAAATAGTGTATCGGTATCCACCGTGAAGTTTTGAGCTACATGGACATTGTTTTCTATGGTGTTTCCATATGTAAACTCTTTAGATCCCACATTGTACATTAACAGGTTTGAGTTGTTCACATTCCTTACAGGATTGATGAAAAGTGCGTTTTGAGTAGTAGTGTTGTTAAGACCCATGGCATTGGTTCCACCGTTTATGATAACCGATCCAGCTGCTTGAGAAGCTGGGTATCCAGCAAAGTATCCAATGGCTACAGCACCCTCACCTTGATCAAATTTACCCGCACTATCACCAATGGCTATAGATTTTTGACCTTGATTTTGGGTACCAGCATCTTTTCCGATGGCTATGGAATTATTGGCTTGACTTTGACCACCAGCATTCTCACCTATGGCTACAGAGAGTGTACCTTGATTTGAGTAACCAGCGTTGCTACCTATAGCTACAGCACTTACACCTTGTGCAGTTTCACCGGATCTTTTACCCACAGCCACAGCTGAATCACCTTGTGATACGCTACCGGATTGAAAACCCACGGCTATCGCATTTGATTCTTGAACATTGTAACCAGCTCTGTAACCCACAGAAATGAGGTGAGCATTTGAGCTTGGGTGAATAATTGAACCTGTATCTTCACCTATGAGTAAACGGTTGTACCCAGAATTATCAACACGACGGGTAGCTGCGATAGTTCCGTTTACATCCAGGTCCTTTGTGGGATTAATTTGATTTATACCCACCCTATTAGACACTGAATCCACGTGGAGAGTGTTTGTATCAACGGTAAGATTTGAGGATACGTAGGCATTACCTACAACATGAAGCTCTGCGTCAGGGAGAAGGGTATTAATACCCACCCGATCATCAGCTGAATCAACATATAGTGTGTCTCCATCCACCTTTAGATCTGCGGATACCGTGACGTCCCCAGTAATACTAGCATTACCCGTTAAACTCAAAACATTTGAACCAAATTCATCTACAAATAGATTTGAACCCACATCTAGGGTATGTGTAGGTTGTGTATTCATAATACCAACATTTGATTCCGTAAAAATTTGACCGTACACATGGACGTTAATGTCTTCATTGGTGAGTGGAGTAATAGTATGATCGTCGGCGCTAGAAAGTGTATATCCAATGGCAAATTCATTGGAACTTTCTCGATACCCTATAGCCACATTAGAACCTGGTCGGGTCATTATGAAACCCAAATCAAGCATTGAATCTCCAACGCTATTATCCTTTCCAAGTTCTATTATAGCATCACGAATCACGGTATTGTTCGAGTGTAAAGTTGTGACGAGTCCATTAAATATAGCATCACCATCAACTACCAATTTATTTTGGATGTACGTGTTTCCTAAAACCGTGAGTACATTCGAACTATCAACATTCACATGGAATTTTGAACCCACGGATAGTGTATCTGTGGGTGAAAGATTAGAGATACCTACGTTTCCAGTGGTAACAATACTTGTAGCCGCAGCTGGAATTGTGTTAGTGGATCTAAATTCAGTGGTATAAGGTGTAACATTTCCATTCTTGGTCGCACCCAAAAGATTGAAGTTCAAAATTTCTCGGGCGATTGCGTTTGAATCTGTTAACTCCTTGGTATCTCTGTTATATGCCAAAACCATGATATTATCACTCGTCATATCCGGATCTATACGAACCGGTGTCATGTATACCGATCCCGGTGTACCAGCATCCAACTCGACATTACTTGCATTGAACACAATTGTGTTTTCTGCCTGGTCGTTAGTACAATTTTTACCGAACCTGATTTTGGTCGAACGCTCGACCGTCGGCAAGTTCTTGACCATTTAATATAGAATGGTATTTTAATTTGCATAGAGTAGCGCCGCGAGTCCATTTTGAACCCTAAGGATATTGTAATTTACAGCATATATAGGATCTATGATGTTCATAGACTCACTCATGAGCTTGACTGTCGTGAGTCGACTGAAATTTAGGGTGCCTGTTGGCTGAAGGGAACTCGTCGATATACAAAAGGGGTACAAGAAGAAATCTGGGGATGCCACAAAGTTGGTATGATAATAATGAGACACATCAATAAAGTGTGGTTTACCCCAACGATAGTTTGCTAAATCTGTACCATTAACATTTAATTTGATCTTATTACTCGCTGAAGTGAGGGCGCTTCCAGTTACGGTGTTAGATGATGCAAGGTACTTCACGGGGTGATTGAACGTAAGCTCTTGCATTTTCGTTCCGGATGGGATACTCTTTTGAACCTGATATATGAGGATATCGTGGGTGCGAGAAGCAATATTTCCGCGTTCTTCAGTGTCCAGGTAGTAATAATTCGCGAAACATTCTATGTTATAGTTCGCAGCTTGGGATGCCCAATTAATTCTAATTTCAATATTATGATAGTTTAAAGCAACAATTGGGATAGCTAGACTAGGACTCTCACAGAAAAAGAAGCGGAGAGGGTAAAAAAACGAACGAGCGGAAATACCTGGGTGGGTACCTTGAGCACTCTTAGATACGTTTGTGGCGAGAGTATCTACGGCAATATTTTCAGTAAAGATCGCATCTTGTTTGTCAATGACGGACCCTCCAATTAAGAGCTCGACACTTTCAATGATATTGTCCCACCTTTGAGAATCAAGGGCGGTTGTATTATCATCTATCGTAAAATACACATGACCCAAAAGATCACCGGATCTTTCAAATTGAACACTAGATAACGAGTTGTTTCTCACCGCTCCGTGGATTGTTTGCTTTTCGACGGATTGTGAGAAATTAGCATGCCTTTTAAATGTTGAGCTGAAAAAAGACACTTGGGGATCACCTACGATCCATTTATCCTGAGCGCCTGCTGCCATCAACTGAACAATGCCTGGAGACATGGTATATTACTATAAAAGGAGAAAATTACAGGTTGGATTTCTTACACACGAAACGAATTATTAAAAAATTGTCCTTGGCGGGACTGGATGGTACAATGGGGTTACCATCTTGATCGCGAATAGTAACAGTGAAACGATCAATGCTGCGAATAGGATTCACATATTGAGTGACGAGGGGGTAGTTATCCTTGAAACTTATTAATCCACTATCATCACTCGTCACAATACTCGCAAAAGAACCTCTCACAACACTCACCGCGGCTTGTCCATTTGGTTCGTTAGACGCGCGCTCGGTGAAAATACTGTCGAGTTCTTCAATAGATACATAACAATGTTCAGTCGCCACAGTGGTGTTAATTCTGGCAGCTATTAATCTAGCCTGTACGATATTTTTGATAGGCTGTTGGAGATGACAAGTGAAGACATTGGAGGTTGTCTGTCCAATTGTATCAATGGTCACGGTATGGTATTCGTGTTGAAGGTCTGGAATCAACTGAGTAGGAGTTGTAATCAGCGCCATATATCATTAGCTTAGATTAAAGATCCACCAATTCCATCCGTAATTTCGTATCCACCAGCTTGACCGGCGACAAGCTTTTGGGCGCCACAGACACCCCCTGGAGTTAAACCCTTAGCGTAAGGGCTACCCTTCTTACCAGAGCCGGCGGTGCACTCAAGTTCGACTGGGAGATCAAAGATGGAACCATCACTGACAGTCTTGGTGGTGATGGGTTTGTACCCACTGGTGGTACTGGTCTTGAAGGCCGCGAGAGCCGAGATGATCAGTAGAAGAATAACAATCATGGTGAGAGCATTGCGGCTGACACGATTAAGTTTGAACATTTATAATGAACTAAGAAATTTTTTAAACTGCGTTAAAGGTAATTTTTTTAGTTTCTACATAGAGAGTAGATGGACGAAGAGATCGTAATCGATCGAGGAAATACCAGTGTTATGAAATTGGATGCAGATGAGCAGGCCATTATGGACGAGATTGAAATTTCCGCCTCCCGCCCTCAACGTGTACCACGACCCACTAGACCTACATTTAGGCCACCCCCTATGGCGCAACAACAGGAAAGTATGGATGCTTTTGTAAATCCCACCAAACAGACTAACCAAAATGCTTCAGCCCCAGATCAAGAGATTGACTATGGAGATGATGATGAGGCTAATTTTTTTGACGACGCTGATGATTATGGAAACCAAGGTCCAGGAGAGGAGGATGAGAAGCCCACCAAGGGATATGCTTCAATTGATGAGGAGAAGGCTGACCTGATTAATAAGTTGGGACGCCTGGAGAAAAAGGGTTTCGCTGTAAATAAGAGACTGAATGCTTACTCCAATGTTGAAGAGTTGAGATCCGAGGTTAAAAGAATCACCTACAGCATAGACGTTGAACAGTCTATCCGATTCTCGCGACGCATGCTCGTGGCCTGTGTGACTGGGTTGGAATTCCTTAACAAGCGCTACAATCCCTTCGAGATTCAGTTAGATGGTTGGTCGGAATCAGTTATGGAGAATGTCGATGACTATGATGGAGTCTTTGAAGAGCTATATGTTAAGTACCGCTCGAAGATTTCGGTTGCTCCCGAGATCAAGCTGATCATGATGCTTGGTGGTTCCGCTATGATGTTCCACCTCACGAACTCCATGTTCAAGTCGGTAATGCCCAACATGAATGATGTTATCAAGCAGAACCCTGACCTCGTAAAGAATATGATGAGCGCTGTTCAGA